ATAACGGCAGCGGCGGTTTTCCGGCTGCCGACCCCGGATTGGCCGAGATTGTCCGGTCTTTCGAGGACAACATCGGCAGCTTTCCCCCGGCCGCAAAGGATTCCTTGCTCCAATGGCGGCAGATTTTCACGGATGACCTCATCCTGCTGGCTATCAAAAAAGCCGCACTGTCTGGCGTACATAAATGGAACTACGTCAACGGCATCTTGAAAGCATGGAAGAATGAGGGCGTGAAAACCCTTGGCGATGTGCAAGCCCGCGACCAGCGGCGTAAACCAGCAGCAGACCAGCAGCCGAAGAGGTCCGCCGCCGAGGACTACGATTTTATTTTTGGAGGCTCAAATGACAGTTGAATGTTTGAAAAGCTCAATGCTGCGCATTGAGCGGTATTTCGGGAAGGAACTCTCGACCGATGAGCGTACAGCACGAGCGGAAGTATACGCCGCTGCACTGAAAGAAATCCCGGACGATGTGGTTTCGGCGGCTCTTGTAAAAGCGCTGACGGTCTGCCGCTATCAGAACCAGCTCCTTGTGGACTGGTGTGCGGAAATCCGCAAGATTCAGGATGTTGGGCGTCCAACGGCGAACGACCTCTGGAACGACGCTGCTGTGGCCGCACGGAAAATCGAAGCAAACCTTTACTATATGCACATCGGTGGCCTGATTACGGCTGATGGCAAGCTGAACCGCGACGATTTGAAGCGCCGCAATACTGAAATCTTTGCAGCTCTCCCGGTGGCAGTACAGCGGTGGGCTGGCTCCCCGGAAGATTTGAGCGACATTTTTTCCAGCCGGAGCACAGCAGATCTGCGGCAGTTCGTCCGGCCGGGGTTCGACCGGACCGTGGCCGACGCCCCCATCGAGAGCTTGAAGCCCCCGGCACTGCCCGGCGGGGCAAAGGCTCAGATTGGAGGTTGAAATGCAGTTTCGTTCTATCGTGTCGCTGGCCTGTGCAGTCAGCCTTTTTACCGGCAGCGCTCTTGCCAGCGCGGCCTATGCCCGCCGGGTGGATGAACTCACCATGGAGAGGGACATTTACGCCAGCCGGGAAGAAAACTGGATGAACAAGGCCGTGGAGCGCAAGGAAACCATTGAGCAGTTGCAGACCGAGGTTGAGCAGCTCACGGACACCATTGCCGCAGATCAGAGCATTGCCCTTACATACGCAGGGGAGTTTCACTGCACAGCCTACTGCTCCGAGGAATACCCGCATATCTGCGGGGAGGGGCAGGGCATCACTTCCAGCGGCGCCAAGGTTCAGCCGGGCGTGACGGTGGCCGCAGACACCAGCATCTTTCCCTATGGCACGGTCATTCTGATTGAGGGCGTAGGGATGAGAGTGGTACAGGATACCGGATCGCTCATCAAGGAAAATGCTTTAGATGTGGCCGTTGGTACCCATGCGGAAGCGATTTCGTGGTCTGGATGGGGTTCTCACAAGGTCTGGATTGTGACGGGAGGTGAGACGGATGCCGCTGAATGAGTACGGCGAAAAGCTGGATTCCAACGGCTATGCACCCAGCATCCTGCATGATAAGCCGGTCTGCCTGATCTGCGGGCGGTATGGTACTGCACGGCATGAGGTGTACTTCGGGAGTGCCTACCGGGCAAAGAGCAAGCGTCTGGGCCTGTGGGTAACGCTCTGCCCTTGGTGCCATCAGAACGGCCAGACCGCCATCCACAACAATCGTGATGCTGATCTCCGGCTGAAGCGCTGGGCGCAGAAAAAGGCTATGGAACACTACGGATGGCCGGAAGCTCGGTTTATTCAGGAGTTTGGGAGGTCGTACCTGTGATGCCCATCATCGCTATTGACCCCGGCAATGTGCAGTCTGGCTACTGCGTGATTGACCAGAAAACGCTCCGACCGCTGGAGTTCGGCAAAATCGACAACGAAGAACTGCTGAAAAAGCTGGAATCGGCTGCCAAGCAGGGATGGCGGTGGGCGGTCATCGAAATGGTGGCCTCCTACGGAATGTCCGTTGGCCGGGATGTTTTTGATACCACGTTCTGGATTGGCCGGTTCTATCAGGTGCTTTCGTCCTGGTGCCCGGTGCGGATGATGTGCCGCATCGAGGAGAAAAAGCACATTTGCCACGACAGCCGAGCCAACGACACCGCCATCCGGCGGGCATTGATTGACCGATTTGCAGCCCACGACCTGAAAAACGGCAAGGGCACAAAGAAAGCCCCGGATTTCTTCTATGGCTTCAAGGCTGATGTGTGGGCGGCCTACGCACTGGGTCTAACCGCCATCGAGAACCGGGAGAACGACTATAAATTTTCGACTACTTAAAAGCTACTTGAAAGGAGCTTCATCATGGATAATTCTCTGTCTGAATCCGCACGTTTCGCAGTCTATCGTGAAAAACTCAAGGGCATCTGCGAGGCCAACAACCTGAGTTATGTGTTCATCAAGAACGCATACCCCATCAAGCTGGTTATCCGGCCGCTGGGCGGAGTTGGTGAGCAGATGTCGATGCTGGAAGAAGCGACCGAGGACAATTACATCTCGCCGGGCGCATCCATCCTGTTCACCGTCAAGGACGGCAACCTGACCTACCGCATGAGCAAGACGTTCACCATCTCCGACACCCTGTTCAACAAAATCAAGAACATCTTCAAGAATATGCACTACCTCTGGCTCCAGTTCTTCTTCCGGGATCTGGTTGAGGGCGGCAAGCTGGCAGCCCTCGGCTACAAGATGCCGGACATCCCGGAATCCGGTGGGCAGCAGGATGCGCCCCGGGAAAATGAGCCTGATTCCCCGAATCTCCCCGGGGAGGCCGAACCGCTGGAAGAAATCGAGGATGACGAAGAGGAAGAGCCCACCTCGGACGAGCTGACGCAGGCCACCGAGATTGCTCGGCAGAACAACGGCATCACGCAGGCCATGTTGGAGGAAAAGATGGGCGTGACCGCAGAAAAGGCCATCGCCCTGCTGGATGACATGGAATCCGCTGGTGTGATCGAGTTCTCCAACGGTCACTATCTCCTCGCTGACACAGAGGAGGAATAATCAATGGCAAAGGCAACGGCAGTGCGAAACATCCGGGACGACCACCAAAAAGCATTCCTGAAAATCTTCAACAGCCTGTGCGGCCGGTTCAATCGGTGGCAGGTCTGGCAGGATTTTGTGATGGTGACCGCCATTGAGATTTCCAATGCCACCGACAAGAAGAATGCTCCAGAGCGAACCAAGACCTATCAGACCATCATTTCCAAGTACAGTGATGCAGAGCAAGAAAAATTTGCTGAACTGCTGGGCGAGGTCATTATGGGAATGGAGCAGAATCCCGACCAAGATTTTTTGGGAGAGCTGTACATGCTCTGTGAGCTGGGCAACGATGCTTCCGGGCAATTTTTTACCCCCTACGATGTTTGCAGGTGCATGGTGGAAATCTCCGGGGGAAGCAATCCGGCGGCAGAGAATGCCGAATTCTTTTCGGTTTCGGACCCGGCCTGCGGTGCGGGCGCACTGCTGATTGCTTTTGCCAACCTGTGCAGGAGAAAAAATATCTGCTACCACGACAAGGTGCTTTTTGTGGCGCAGGATATTGACCTGATCGCAGGGCTGATGTGCTACATCCAGCTCAGTTTTTTAGGCTGTGCTGGATATGTAGTCATCGGGAACACCATTACTGAACCAAGCACCGCGTATGATCGCCGTGGGCTGCTCCCGGCGGGGCCGCAAAGCAGGATTTGGTACACACCGTTCTTTTCTACGGATATTTGGTATCTGCGCCGCCAGTGGGCACAGATAGAGCTTTTTATGAAGCCTGTCTGCCGCCGGCCTGAGCAGGCAGAGCCGGAACCCCAAAAGGATGATGCTGCACCGCCGCTGTGCGAGACCAAGACCGGGCAGCTCACATTTTTCTAAAACCATGGAGGAAAATAAATCATGGCAGAGATCACGAACATTGCGTGCAGGAGACTGCATCCGCACCCTGATAACCCCCGCAAGGAACTGGGGGATTTGACGGAACTTGCCGCCAGCATCAGGGAGAACGGCATCTTCCAGAACCTGACCGTTATCCCCGGCCACTACATGACTGCAGAGGAGTACGCAGACAGTGTTGCTGCTGATGGCGGCTCCCGGCAGAGTGCGATGGCTGTCTGGAATCCCAAAATCATGTGGTCTTCGGATGATTACACCATCATCATCGGGCATCGCCGGGCTGCGGCCGCACAACAGGCAGGATTGTTTGAAGTGCCCTGTGTGGTCGTGGAAATGGACGAAAGGGAACAGCTGCAAACCATGATGATCGAGAATATGCAGCGTACCGACCTGACCACCTATGAGCAGGCGCAGGGCTTCCAGTTGATGCTGGATCTGGGCGACACGGTGGAGCAGGTGGCATCCAAGTCCGGCTTTTCCCAGTCAACCATCCGCCGCCGGGTGAAGCTCCTTTCTCTTGACCGGGATGCGTTCCGCCGGGCAGAACTTCGCGGCGCCACTCTTTCGGACTATGCAGAGCTGGATAAGATTGAGAATGTCGAGGACAAAAATAAGGCGCTGGAAGCGCTTGGCACTCAGAACTTCCGCCGGGTGATGCAGGAAATTCTGGAAGATCAGAAGTGGGAACACCGTAAGGCTGAATGGATTGCAGAACTCAAGAAATTTGCGGTCGAGGATCCGAGTGTTACTTATCAGACCCACGAGCATGTTACAGGGTACAGCAAGTGGAACATCACAAAAGATGTTGTTGCGCCTGAAGATGCAGATCGTGTCCAGTATTTCTACAAGGTGAGTAGTGGGCAGATTGATTTGTACAAGACCCGTGATGTGGCCGCAGAGGATGCCGAAAAGGCAAAGCGGGACGCTGCCCGCGAGGAAGATCGTATGATTGGGGAAAGTTTCCACAACATCACGGAGCTTATGTTTAACCTCCGCCGTGAATTCGTGGTTGAACTGGCTCCTGCCGACTGCAAAAAGGGATTCCCGGTTATTGCCCGCTACATGGCCTGTGCCGCAGACGATAATTTTGATTTAGACCTGAACCTGATTGGAAGCATCCTCGGTGTGGAGCTGTCGCCGAAGTTTGTGGATAGCTCCGGCAAAGACTGGTACAAGATTCTGGATGAGGATGGGGTCTATGGCACGATGCCGGAAAAGGTGTTGCTGGCGATTGCCTATTCTACGATGGACAGTAGCTATTGCGGCTACTGGGATAAGAACTGGAATGTTGAGAGCCAGAAATATGTGTACGCTTATCGTGAAAATCCGACACTGGATGCCACCTATGAAATGCTGATGGCGCTGGGGTATGAGATCAGCGACGATGAGCAGGCGCTGAGGGACGGCACCCACAAGATTTTCCGGGAGTACGGCTCTGATGAAAAGAAGTGGTCGGATTGTGACTACTGCAAGGCGGCACACCCGAACTGTGATAAGTGCTGCAAAGCCTGTGATGAACCTTGCAATGCCGTTCAGGACTGCAAGAAAAATGAAGAAAGGACTGAAAACGATGAATGAGAAAACTATGGGGGCTATCCCTGTTTCTGCACTGGAGCGTCTGGAGCAGAGCGCTGTGAAGCTGAGCCTGATTACTTTTTGCCTGCGTCACGAGGAACTCAAGGCCGCACCTGATGCGGCGGAGATCCACAGCATCAAGTCTGACCTGAGCCGGGCATTGCAGGAGGTCAGCGCCAATGCTGCCGCCTGCGCGCTGAGCGGCGACATCCCGGAAAAGGCAAAGGCAAGCCTCCCTGCGGGGGCAGAGCCTAAGCGTGTCCAGCGGAAAGAAATCCACAAGGGCACGGCCTACGGTGTCCTGCGCCTGCGTTGCCCGAAATGCGGCGACGTATTTGGCCGCTTCCTGCGGGAAACCAGCGCCAGCGTGACCTGCCGCTGCGGCGGGGAAATTCAGCTGGACAACCTGAAACGGTATGAGTTCACCTGCCCCTGCTGTGACTTTGAAGCCCACGGCCGCACCAATCTGGAAGACCCCGAAATCACGGTGCCCTGCAAGTGCGGCAACCCGGTCACGATGAAGTGGGACCGCAACAAGCGTATGTACCATGAGTGAGGGCGGAAGCAATGACACTTGTGGGTTCCGCTGCTGGAGCCGCCGGAGGAAGAAAAGCAATGAAAGAAAAAACCATCACAGTTTCGCATGAAGTGTCACCGGAATATGGAAAATGCAGTTTCGGTGGGGACTTTTGGGGAGAAGAAGTGTGCAAGTACCACGCACTTCGTACCCAGACACACGGAAATAAGGCACCGCCGGAATACAGAAAACCTAAGTGCCTGTTATTCAACTGCTGGCTCGAAGAACCGTACAAAAAGTGCGAGATGTGCCGCAAGGCGTGCGCGGAGGTGGACAGGAAGTGAAAGAAGCAATCCGTGCTCGATGCCCTTTGTGCGGCGGGGAAATTATAGTTTCCGAGTATTATCAGACATCACGAGATTACAAAGTTCTGATGAACGGGAAACTGTCCAAACGGTACATCGTCACCGATGCCGGTCCCATAAATTCGATGACAGCATCATGCGGCAGTTTTTGCGGCGCATACTGGGAGCATGAGGAGTTTGACATTTCCGAGGACGGAAT